AAGGAACAGGATATCAAAAAAGATAGTAAGTCATTCGAGAAAGCATGGAACTGGTATACATCAGGTCCACGTCAACGTTTACAACCAGGCGGTCGTATCGTTGTTGTTATGACACGTTGGAGTACAAAAGATCTTACCGGACAACTGATCAAGGCTCAGGGAGAAGAGAACTCTGACGAGTGGGATGTTGTAGAACTTCCGGCCCTGCTTCCTGATGGTAAACCCGTGTGGCCAGAATACTGGACCAAGGACGAGTTAGAGAAAACTAAAGCATCTATTCCGGTAAACAATTGGAACGCTCAGTACATGCAATCACCTACAGCTGAGGAGGGTGCTATCATCAAACGTGATTGGTGGAGAGATTGGGAAGAGCAAGAGCCACCTAAATGTGAATTTATAATCCAGTCTTACGATACAGCTTTTCTTAAAAAAGAATCTGCTGACTATTCAGCTATAACCACGTGGGGAGTTTTTGAGACCGAGGACCACGGACATAACATAATTTTACTTAATGCGTTTAAGGATCGGTATGAGTTTCCAGAACTCAAAAAGGTAGCGCATGAGGAGTATCTATATTGGCGTCCTGATATGGTGATCGTGGAGGCAAAGGCCTCTGGTATACCTCTGACGGCAGAGCTGAGAGATATGGGAATCCCAGTAATTAACTTTACGCCGAGCCGAGGAAATGATAAACATGCAAGGGTAAACTCTGTATCACCACTCTTTGAGACAGGAATGGTATGGGCTCCTATGCACCAACATTTTGCTCAAGAAGTTGTGGAAGAGTGCGCAGCATTTCCGCATGGGGATTACGATGACTACGTCGACTCTATGACCCAGGCAATCATGCGTATTAAACAGGGGGGAATAGTTCGTAACAAAGATTCTTACAAAGACGAACCATTGCCTGATAGGAGCAGATTAGAATATTATGGCTAGGAAACAGACATTAGATTTAATTCTACAGACCTTTAGACAATTAGGTGGAAACCTAAATGAGGTTATGGGTACTAAAACTAATATAAATTTTTTAGGTAAAGGTAAGTCTCCAGAGTTTATGTTAGACATGGATATCAATACAGAAGCACTAGGTGTGCTTCCTCAATCAGCTGCAGTCGATGAATTAAAAAATTCTGTTGGTTATGCGTTGTCAGGAAAATTAAATGACATTCAGGCTAATAAGCTTTTAAGTAACATGACTAAGATGAAAGATTTCTACATGCCACCTGCAGGGCCGGCTAACATTACTGATCTTAGAACAGGAACTGCAGGTTTAGATAAGGGAGGTCTAGAGTCTTTAAGAGAATCAGAAAAAGTTCAAAGATTTTTAGCAGGTGAGAAAACAGGTAAACCTGTAATGACAAAAATAATGCAAGACGATATTCGAGCGTTGCAAGATGATTTACCACCACCAGGTTCACGTGGTGGACCAGAAGATATTGCAGCACCCTTTTCAGGTTCAGGTTTAGAGGCACTTAAAAATGTAAAAAATAATAATCTAATCATGAACGATGTATTAAATAAAATTTATTTAAACGCAGGTGTATCAGAAAACGCACAACCAGTTGTTAGAGCTAACGCTAGAGAATTTTTAAATAGAATAAAAGATTTAAGTGATGATGTAGAAGGTCCAACATTATCTGGTGTCATGGAAGCAGATGATTTTAAATTTATGACTGAGGGTGGCGGTGGAGCAATGGGTGATCCATTTTTATTAGTACAAAAATATTTTGGACCTAAAGTTGCATCGGCAGTTGCAAAATTAGATACACCAGATGATATTCAATTATTTGCAGAAAGATTAATTAGTGTCAAAGATGCAAAAGGCAGAGGTGTTACTGATAGATTTTTTGATCCTGAGTCTGTTGACTTTTCTGATTTTGAATTTGCAGAAGGTGGACGTGTACCTTTCTTTAGAGGTAGACTTGTTGGTAAAGCGTTAGGTATGGCTATGAGAAGAAAAGCTTTAGAGCGAGGAGCAGGTGAAGGTTTTGCTGCTGCTGAGGCTTACGGTATTACTGGAAAAGATGTCTCTCGTTTATTTGCAGAGCTTGCAACAGATAAAACTTTAGTGGGTAAAGAAAAAACTGCATACATAAAATTATTAAACCAAGCTTTAAAAAATCCTGAAGACTTTCCAGAAGAGATATTACAGATTCAAAAGAAACTAGGAATCGATATTGGCATGAAAAGTGGCGGCCTAGCTAAGATCCTGGAGGTCTAATGGCATTAACTCCACAAGAAAAATTTAGATTAAAAAAACGAGCAGAAAGAGAAGCAGCAGGAGGCTTTGAACAATCTTTTACCTATAAAGGTAAGACCTATACCGTATCTACAAGACTTCCTAAAAAAACAATTGAACAGTTAAAAGAATTTTTAAAAAGTTTAGATGAATGGAAAGCAGGGGGCGGTGATTTTGAAAGTTTTCGAACCATGCCATCTAGAGTCAAATCTATGGCTGCAGCTAAAAAAGTTGGAAAGAACACAAGTGAGTTTGATAATAGAGCTGGGGCTATCTGGAGAAGATTAGTTCAATATGCAAAAGGAAAAGCACCAGTTAATCCAGGGAGATCAGGAACCGGTGAAGCATATAAAACTTTTTTTGATCAATTAGACCTTCCTAAATCACAATTAAATACGATTAAAAATTTTGATTTTGAAAATATTCAAAAATTTAAGCAAGGCACAATAACCAAAGCAGCTCAAAAAGCGAATATAGGTAACCCTCTAATCACTAATGTGCTCGATGTTATAAAAAAGAACCCTAATCTAACAGAACAAGAATTATTTAGTGGTGTCCGTAAACTATCAAAAAAACCATTAAGCAATGGAGAAATTGTTACGGCTGCTGTGCAAGCTCATCGTAATGGAACTTTACGATTACTTAAAGAAGCTAGAAAAGAAAAAATAGGGGAGTTTCAATTAAAAACTATACAAAAATTTTCTTCTGAAGATTTACCTCCAGCATTAAAAACAATTTATAATTTATTTCCAAATAAAGTTGGTAGAGATTTTTCTACAACGATTAAAGATTTTTATAAAGATAATCCTACTCTTAAAAAAAGAGCTTTAGATAAATTAAAAGCTTATGGTAAGATTAGAGTTGAGGTGCAGAATACACTTGGACTTGGAGGCAAAGGACCAGGTAAAGCAGCCTTTCAATTTGATCATCCTATTTCATTTGCAGCCTTAGAAAGAAGCGGAGATATTGCAGGAGCAATTAGAACAAATCCTCTTGTTGGTGATGTCAATCAAATCAAAGGACAATTTTTAGATAGAAGATTAAATGTTTTACAAAATGCCATTATACGAGGAGAAGACGTTAAAGAAAATATAGCAAAAGTTGAAAAATTAAAAAATATAAACCAAACATTATTTGGAGATTTAGCTGGAGATTTTACAATTGATGACAAAGGTATAATTAAAGTTAAAGATTATGGCGCACCTGCGATATTAGATAAAGAATATGATATCGCTAAATCTTTACAAAAAAATATACCACTAGGAGGACAGATAAAAAGAACTCTTGCGAGTGGTGCACTCACTCCAGAATTAGAAGAAGTTTTAGGTAAAAGTTCTGCACAAAAATTTATTGCAAGTTCACAAAAACTGGTTGAGTTTGCAAAAAAAGATACAAATAAAATTTGTAGAATATTTGGTAGAGCAGGATTACAAGCTGGTGGTCAGGGTTGTGGAACTCAAATGGAATTAGCTTTAGAACAAGACCCAGTAGGAACAGCAACTAAAGTTCAAAGCTTAAAACCAGAAGGTGGATCAGTAAATAGAATTAAAGGAGTTGCAACAAGTTTTTTAAATTTTGCAAAATCACCAGGTTTCAAAACATTTAGTGTAGCAGGACTTGCTGGTGGAGCTGCGGCTGCACTTGTAAAAGAATTTAGAAACGATGATCCAACAACTTATTTATCAAACGAAGATCAGCAGAAAAGTATGTTAGTTGATATGGTAACACAACCCATATCTGAAGATTTTCAAAAGCCAGATCTTTTAGATTATCAACTACCAGCAGTTGGAGCATCATTAGCTGCATCAACGGCTCTTGCTGCACCATCAACAATTAAAGCTAGTAGATCAAGAGGATTAGGTGTTGAACAAAAAGGCTTAATAAGAACGGGTGGAAGAGTTTTAGGAAGAGGACTTGGAGTTGCAGCATCACCGGGAGTGTTAGCACCATTAGCTGCGATGGATATTGCAGATCAAATATCAGAAGGAGACTCATTAGCAGATGTTGCAACAAATCCTCTTAATTACACATACCCAATATTTGCCGAACAAACACCAAAATTAACAAGAGGACTACCTTCAGCATTTAGAAAATTTGCTAGATTAGGTATGTCTACACCAGCATTAAGATTATTATCAAGAGCAGGTATAGCTGGACTCGGTGCATCTTTAGCAATACAAGGGATAGGATTATTAGATGACTAAAAAATTAACAACTACGATACCTCCAGAAAGAGGTCCTCACCCACAAGGGTTGAATGTCCCTGGAAAAAAGACTATAGTGGTATCGAACTCGGAGAAAAATAATGTCAAAAATAGACAAGTCTTTACCAAACGTAGAGCAAGAAATAAAATTACCTAGTGAAGAAGAGATTGTAGAAGCGTCTCAAGAAAATATTGAAGAGGCACAGGGTGCTCAAGATGTTCAAGTAACACAAGAAGAGGATGGTGGTGCTACGATTAGTTT